TTTTTTGGTGAGACACCCAAGCCTTATCTGACACAGGGTGGGACTTATGTGATCCCGGTGGAGGGTATGATTGGCAAGGGGCTGAGTCCCCTGGATGCCATTGGCTCTGCTGATGTGGAGAAGATTGATGACCAGATTGATGAAGCTCTTGCTCTCAATCCGGCCAGGATCGTCTTTCACATTAATTCTGATGGTGGTGCTGTGGATGGTGTTGAAGAGCTTGCTGAAAAAATCCGCAGCCTTCCTGTGGACACGATTGCCTTCAGCTCTGGCTCTATGAATTCAGCTGCCTATTGGATTGGCTCTGCTGCCAATCGGGTGGTGGTCAGCCCCAGCAGCTCGATTGGCTCTGTGGGTGTTTATCTCACCCTGCTGGATCAGTCTGCACAGGCCAAGGCCAATGGCCTTGAAGTCAAAGTTTACAAGGCAGGATGGGCAAAGGGCATTGGCATCCCTGGCACAAGCACCACACCGGAGCAGGATGATTATCTGCAAAAGGAAGTGGATGCCCTGGCTGAAACCTTCAAGGCTTCTGTGAAGATGAAACGGAAGATGGTGAAGGATGAAGATATGCAGGGTCAGTCTATGCCAGGCAAGGTGGCTGCACAGAAGGGCTTTGCCACAGGTCTGGCCAACAGCCTCAAGGACTTGCTTGCTCAGCTTGAAGGAACTCAGATCAAAGCCATTGCCCCGATCCAGGGTGTCCCCACTGCCAAGAAGAAGTGAATGGCATTTGACTCCGGTTGCACTGTTAAGATGTCGCAAGAATTCCTCACTCCGGAAGCCCAGCTGGAAACACAGCTGAAGGCTGTTGCCTGTCTCCAGGCTGAAACGTCTGAGCTCCAGACATCCTTTGAAGCCCTGGCCTCTGAGAAGATTGCCCTGGCTGCTGACTTCCAGGCCAAGCTTGATGAAGCCAACACAAAAGCCACAGCCCTTGAAGCCACTCTGGCTTCCCTCCAGGCTGAGAAGGCTGAGCTTTCCAAGCAGCTTGAAGATGCCCTGGCCAATCAGATCACAGCCAGCAAGGAAGCTGCCAAGGTGGTGGCTTCTCTTGGTGTTAAGCCTGTGGCCGTCAGCCCTGCTGATGAAGCCCAGGTCATTGACCCTGTTGCGATCCGGCAGGAATTTCTGAAGATGAAGCCTGGCCTTGAGAAGCAAGCCTTCTTCAAGCAGCACCAGGCCATCCTCACTGCTACCAAATAATTTTCCCAATCCCTAATCCCTAAAACCTATGTCCAGGGTCTTCTGGGCAATGTCCAGATTGTTCACCAGGGCTTCACCAGCCAGGCCACCCCCGATCTCTCGGAGGCTTGAAAGGGTCATCTTGCTGTCTTTCTCAGCTGCTTCATTGGCCTTCTGCTCAGCATCCAGGGCTTTGCCAAGGTCTTCCTTGTCCTTCTTGGCTTTGTCTTCAGTGGCCTTCTGTGCCTCCTGGGCTTTCTTCTCAGCATCACTCTTGGCCTTCTCTCTGGCCTTCTCTGCGTCTTCCCTTGCCTTCTTCTCATCCTTCTCAGCCTGGGTCATCGCATCCTCAATGGCCTTGTCAGCAATGGCCTGTGCTTCCTCCTCAGCCTTGAGGGCTTCAGCCTTGGCAAGAATTTCATTGGCCTTGGCCTCATTGGCCACCCGGAGTCTTTCCTTCTCTGCTTCAGCCCTCTCCTTGAGGATGCGGAGAATTTCATTCTGCACTTCCTCATTTCCAGCAAGCTCATTGATCTTGCCACGGTACAAAGCTCTCCGGCCAGACTCAGTGATTTCTCTGCCAAACTTATTGGCCACATCACCAGCAGCTGCATCAGTCTTCAAGAATTCCTTGGCCACTTCTTCCTTGGCTGTGGCAAGCTCTTCCCTGTTGGCCTTCTGCTTCTCTCTGATCTTCTTCTGCCGGATGACTTCAGCCTCTTCCCTTGTCAGTCCGGACTCCTCACTGAAGCCAGAGGCCAAGTCCATCGCAGCCTTCAGCTGAGGAAGCAAGTCCTTGGCCGTATTGCCTCCATCCTCAGCAGCAGTGGCCAGGAGCTTCTGAATTTCTGTGTAAGCCTTCACCACCTTGTCCAAGGACATCCCAGCCTTGTCAGCTGCGTTTGAGAGCTTCTGATATTCCTCAACAGACACACCCAGGTCAGAAGCCTTCTCAGCCAGCTGGGCTGTGTTATCAATGGCCTCCTGCACCTTCTTCTTGTGCTCCTCAATGGCATCACCAATGGCACTGAAGGCAGCTTGTGCCAGGGCAAGGGGAGCTGCAAAGCCCAGGGCAAGCTTGGCCAGGTCTGTTCCGAAATTCTGAAGCTTCTTCTTTACAGTCTCAACCGCCTTGGATGCTTGATCCTTGGCTGAGATTGTGAATTCCATATCATTGGCCATTGTTTTCTTTTGCTCCTAATTGTGCCATTTGGTCAATCAGCTCCTCATCATCAGTGCTTAGAAACTCAAGCTTAGCTCCGGCCTGGATGTTGAAGACAGCTGACAGCCAGACAGCCTTGGCCTCTGGCATCGTCATTGCTTCAGCATACCCCACCCCATTCTTCACAAGGTTTGCCAGGATCGTCAGCTGCCAGGGCACATTGCTTGCACCATAGGTCTTCCGGTCTGTCCGTTCCCAGAATTTGGGGAAATTGACCTGGGTGCTGATGTGCCGGACAATGGCCACAGCTGCCCTGCGTTTGTAATCCCTGGACAGACTCAGCCTCATCCCCAGCCAGATGTCAGCCAGGGTGGGGCTTGCAATCGTTTCATCACCACAAATCTTCAGTGCAATGATGATGTCTTGCACAGTGATCTCCACATCTTCCTTTAGGAATGGGCTTTCAATCCCTTCCAAGAAAAGCCTGTGCTTCAAGCAAAAGGGCTTGAGCTTTCGGCCGCAGACAGTGGTGCTGGCCGGGGTTAGGAAAGCATTGAAGAAACGCTGGTCAGCCATTGCACAGGCTTAACCAGGATCATCACCCAGGTCAATCAGACCTTAGGCAATCCCTTCAAAGTCTGTGGCTGTGATGCTGATACGCATAAAGCCCTTTGCCTCGCCACGCTCTTCCAGGGAAACGATGTGGCCGGAGAAGGCAATGCCATTGCCTGTGAATGAAAGATTGTCACCAATGGTGGCTGTGTAGCCGGAGGGAACAAGACCTTCAACAGTGAGGCTTGTGCGTTCATCAGAATAACGGACACCAATGACGATGCCCTGGGAATTGGTCACCTCATCAGCATTGGCAAAAGACTTGCTGACAGAGTAGGACTGCACTGTGAGTCCGGTCACTGTGCCATTGATGCCATAAATGTGGGCTGTGCCCTTGGTGACTGTGGCCATAGGTGTTTCTTAACTATGCACCCCAAGTCAAACGGAGGGGAGCACCATCAAGACATCATAAGAAAGGGTTGTCATAAAGCACCTATCCCCCCGGCCAGGGGTCAGATCAGTCATTGTGCAGTCATAGCAGCTTCCACCCTGGATGGCTGTGAAGCTGGCCTTGATGGCAGCCAGGTCATCCAGCTTTCCGGTCACATCCTGCACAGCTGTCTGGTGATCAGCCTGGGTCTGGTCATCCACATTGGTGAAGACTCCGACACTCACCCGGCACAGATAATTGCCCAAGCCCTGGGCAAGACCAGGGGGGAAGGTGGCAGACTCACAGCTGACCACAATGCTGGGCAGGACAAGATCACCATCTGATTGGCCATTGGTGATGCTGTAAGCTGCCAGGCTGGTGACGGACTGAAGGGCTGTGGTCAAAGCCTGTTCAGTGATGTTGATGGGGGATTGGGTGGTCATAGGAAATCAAGTGGGCTTCTGGCCTTTGTTGGCCTTCTCAATCGCTGCCCTCATAAAGTGGTTCAGCCTTTTCTGGAGCTTACCCTGCCGGACTGCAAGTGTGTGCATCTTAGTGCCAGCCAGATAACCCACCCCAAAGATATTCCCCAGGTCATTCCGGATGGTGATCAACACATTGTTATCAGCACCGGAACTGATGTTGATGCCCACCTTTCCGTGGGTGGCATTGTGCCTGGTGATCCAGGCTGGGAGCTTACGCATCCCCCTGGTCTGCTCCACACCATTGATGACAGGCTTGCCAATCTTGTTGATGGCATAGACCCACCCGGCCTTCATCCAGCCCACCCTCTCCTGCCTCTTCTTGATGTAGTCCTTAATGATCTTGTAAGGGGCAAAGGT